CAGAAAATGATTGGGAAACTTTTAATGCTTATATGGTACATAAATTTGTATCAATGTATCAAGGTTATGTAGAAATAGCTAACATAGCCCAAAGGTTTCATCCTACTGATAAAAAAGGTATTTACAATTTTTATTGTGAAATGTTGCCTAGAAAAAAAATGTTTTTAAAATACATTAAATCAAAGATAAAATCTAATCCTAAAGAAATTAAAGAATATATTTCTAGATATTATCAATGTAGTTTGGATGAAGCAAATGAATATATTATGTTGTTAGGAAAAGAAGGAGTAAATAATATATTTACAAAAATGGGAATTGAAGATAAAGAAAAAAAATCACTAACTAAAAAAATTGTATAATGGCACAATATAGAGTTGTAACAATGCTTCAAAAAACATTTGAGGCACAAAGAGAAAAAGCTTTAATGACGCTTGAATTACTAACAGAACACCCCGCGGGTATAGGAGATCATTCAACAAATGATTTTTACAATAATGCAGAAGAAGCTATAAAAGCTTTAGCTGAGGCAGAGGATGTTTTAGAAACTATAAATAGACATTATGGGAAAAATGAGTAATCATATAAAAGATTTTGAAAAAACATACCCCACATTAGCTACTGAGTTTAAAAAAATACAAAAAGAACAGTATGATTTATTTTCTAGAAAAATGATGGATTATGGGTTAGGAAATATTTCATTAGGATCTACATTGGAAGAAAAAGAAGATCAAGATTTGTCATTAACAGGTATTTGGTTACGTTGTAATGATAAAATTAATCGCCTTAAAAATTTACTTAAAAGAGGTAAAAATTATGTTGAAGGAGAAGGTATAATAGATAGTTTTATAGATATTGCTAATTATGGTATTATTGCTTTATTAGTTATGAGAAATAAATGGAAAAAATAAATTTTGGCAAAAAAAATACCTACAATAGTAAAAAGAATAAGAAATTTTAATCCAGAAAAAATTAATTATGGGTATCAAAATCATATTTCTTACTCACAACTATCAATGTTTAGAAGCTGCCCACATAAGTGGGCGCTTCAATATAAAGATGGGCATAAAACATTTTCTCCTAGTATTCACACAGTATTTGGAACAGCATTTCATGAAACCCTTCAGCATTATTTAGATGTAATGTACGAAAAAAGTGGGGCAGCAGCTGATAGAGAAAATATTGAAGAATTACTAGAAAATAATTTAAGGGAAGAATATGCTAATCAATATAAAAAAAATAATTCCCAACATTTTTCTAATGGAGAAGAAATAAGAGAATTTTATGATGATGGAGTTGAAATCTTAAAATTTATAAAGAAAAAACGCTCAGCTTATTTTAGTAAAAAAGGATGGCATTTAATAGGATGTGAAATTCCTATATCTATAACACCTAATAACACATATAGAAACGTTATATTTCAAGGATATTTGGATGTTGTATTATATCATGAACCTACAAATACATTTAAAATAATTGATATAAAAACAAGTACTAGAGGATGGAATGCTAAAGTAAAAAAAGATGAAGAAAAACATTTTCAATTAATTCTTTATAAAAAATTCTTTTCAGAACAGTTTGGTATCCCAGAAAAAGATATTGATATTGAATTTCTAATAACGCGAAGAAAAGTTTATTTAGATGGAGAATATCCACAAAAAAGAATACAAGAATTCAAACCAGCGTCAGGAAGAAATAAATTAGCTAAAGCAACTAGAGTATTAAATGAATTTATTACAACAGTTTTTGATAAAGATGGATATAAAGAAAAAGATTATTACCCCCAACCTTCAAAATGGAATTGCACATTTTGTCCATTTAAAGAAAATCAAAAATTATGTAGTGCAGTTGGTAAAAATTTTTAATCCGCATATATGTATAGACAAATATAATTAAATAATTAAGATTATGAGTACAAAAAAAGACATGACACTTACAAGTGTAAAAATCCATAGTGATTTATTTGAAGAATTTAAAATTGAATGTGTACGTAAAAAGTTTTCATTTCAAAAACTAGCTGATAGAGCTATACATTTATATTTAACTGATGAAGATTTTAGAAAAAGAATTCACAATCATCACAACTTACAACTAGAAAAATAAAAATTATGCAAGAAGGTTATATTAAAAAAGAAAATAGAAAAAAGATTTTATTAATTACGGATGATATTAGAGTTCATTCTGGGGTAGCTCAAATTGGTAGAGAAATGGTTTTAAACTCTTCACACCATTTTAATTGGGTACAAATGGCAGGAGCAGTTAAACACCCTGATTTTGGTAAAGGTCCAATTGATTTTAGTGAAGAAATAAATAATGCAATGGGGCAAGATACAGATGCTTATTGTAAATTATATCCTGTTAATGGTTATGGAGACAGTAATTTTTTAAGACAAGTTATAAAAGCAGAAAAACCCGATGCTATATTTTTAATAACAGATCCTAGATATTTCATTTATATATTTGAAATGGAAAATGAAATAAGAAAAAATATACCTATCGCATATTTAAATATTTGGGATGATCTCCCAGCTCCAATGTATAATAGAGAATATTATGATTCATGTGATGCTTTGTTTGGTATATCTAAACAAACTGTAAACATAAATAAAATGGTTTTAGGTGATAGAGTTAAAGATAAAATTATTAAGTATATCCCCCACGGGTTAAATAATAATATATTTAGATCTTTAGATGAGAATAACAAACAACTAAGTGAATTTAAAAATCAAGTTTATGGAGGTCAAGAAACAGATTTTTGTTTATTATTTAATTCAAGAAATATAAGACGTAAAAATTGTGCTGATACTATTTTAGCTTGGAAATTATTTACTGATAAATTAAGTGAAGAAGAAAGAAAAAAAGTAACAATGGTAATGCACACAGATCCTGTACATGATGCAGGAACGGATTTAAATGCAGTAATCGATTACTTTTTCAATGATCCTAAAGATCATAGAATTAGAATTTCAGCAACTGCTTTTGATTCGGAACATATGAATTTATTATATAATTGTGCAGATGGAGTTATTTTAGTTTCAAATGCTGAAGGATGGGGACTATCACTAACAGAATCAATGTTAACTTCAACTCCATTTATAGCAACTGTAACTGGGGGAATGCAAGATCAAATGCGTTTTGAAGATAATTTAGGAAATTGGATTGATTTTAATAGTGATTTCCCTTCAAACCATAGAGGTACTTATAAAAATCATGGTGAATGGGCATTACCTGTATTTCCAAGTGCCCATAATATAGTAGGTTCCCCAATAACTCCTTATATCTATGATGATCATCACAGACAAGAAGATACTGCAGAACAAATTTATCGTCTTTATAAAATGGGAAAAAATGAAAGAAAAAGAATAGGTGAATTAGGAAAAGAATGGGCATTAGGAGATGAAGCTGGATTTACATCTGAAAAAATGACTAAAAAAATTATTAATGGTATGAATGAATTATTTTCAACTTGGAAACCTAAAACAAGATTTTCATTTTTAAAAGATACAAATTATAAACGTAAAACAATTCCACACAAATTAAGTTATTAATATGAAAAATACATTTTATGTAAGTTGTCCTATAGACACATACTCAGGTTATGGAGCAAGATCAAGAGATTTTGTTAAAGCATTAATTGAATTAGATAAATATGATGTAAAAATATTACCTCAAAGGTGGGGAAACACTCCATTTGGATTTATCGAAAATAACCCAGATTGGGAATTTTTAAGTAAACATGTTCGTTGGGATATTCCTCCAGGACAAGTTCCTGAAAAGCCAGATATTTGGTGTCAAATTACTGTTCCAAATGAATTTCAACCTATAGGAAATTTTAATATAGGAGTTACTGCAGGGATTGAAACTACTTTATGTGATCCTGAGTGGATTGAGGGGATGAATAGAATGAACTTAAATTTAGTTTCATCAAATCATTCAAAACATGTTTTTGAAATATCAAAATATTTTAAAAATGATAAAAGAACAAACCAACAAATTGGAGAAATAGTTTTAAATAAACCTACTAAAGTTTTATTTGAAGGAGCAGATTTAAA